AATTATATCCATATAAGCGCATAAATACACATCTCATATTAAGACTACCAGCTATACTGTTTATAAGAACGGTCAAAGAATTTCCGCTGATATGTGTGCCACTAGTAACAGAAATCATATCGCCATTCATGGCAATATAAGAATACGCGATATCCGCCGACATAGATTGCATAACGCATATATCCTCATTACTATAATTGCACTGCTTCGCACAATCAATCAAAATGCCAAGTGTAGCTAAAATTAATTGTGATGGTAACTTCTGGTCATACTTACCATAATCACCACCTATAATTCTATCGTCACCATACTTAATCGCTTTCTTATAAAGCTGATCCCATTCCTGTGAATGACAATTGACACCAACGGCACATTCACAAACTAAGGGATTAACGCCGACAAATCGAACGATAGGTAAAAAATATTTCCTAATCAAAAATGTGAATGCAACTGAATTGCCGTAAAAAATACGGCACTTCTCTTTGCTCACGACTAAAGCTTCGTCTTTCTTACAAGCCTTGGCAATAAAATGATTCCGATAACCATTTTTATAATTACACTCAGCCTCATAAATTAAATCCATAACTTCTTTCTTAAAAATCCTATTATACATTCCGTTCTCATCTTTAGCTTCCATATCGATCACATACTTACTCTTTGGTCCTGTGAGCGGATATCCTATAGATGTACTCATGTTAATTGCGTCTATGAAACGCACACCAGGCATTCCATTAATATTCTCCCTGGTAGTCAAAGGACGCATAACTGACCAATATTTCTGCTTTATAATTTTGATTAATGGTTTCTTATAATCACTTATCGCCCTCAATAACAATTCGTGCTCAAATTCCTTGGCCGGAATGCTAGCATTAGATAAACATTTTTGCCAGCCATACCACTCAGGTTTAAACTTTGGAGCGCCCCAAACATTTGCGACACCACATACACTAGTAATGGTCTCACTAATCGGTGTGCTACGCACACAACTATAACTCGTTGAAGCGCCAACACAACTACCATAATACTGATATTGTGACCCAATAGGCAAATAATTCAGCGGACTTTTCCTGTGAAGAGGGTCACCTGTCATGATTCGTACCCCAAGCATGTGGGGTCTAAACTCAGCATCGCTACCTCCTATCACTAAACCGTCCCACGACGAAAGATCCGCAATTGCGTTTGTAATTTCCTTAACAGTCAATACACCCGCACATCCGCGGGGAGTATCGGCTATTCCGCCCAAATGAAAACCTACTACATATGGTTTACTAGTGTCAGCAACCCACACTGCGCCACACATACCCTGAAATGTATTCCGATCGAAATTTGAATAAACCGATCCATAAAAAGGACACGTACCATTCGTAGTAGTTTTAAAACTGTGCAAGGCGCGTCCTGAAACACATTCTCCAATCTTGGATCTCCATACCATATTGGCAATTTGTTGACCCTTAGGTTTATCCAAGGGAAAATAATCAACAATATTTTTAAATGACCCTCCACTAGAAACGTGACAAATACGCAAATCAGTATTAGGAACTAATA